ACCTCCGATATCCGGCATAGAGTAATCTCTGCTGGATTCGAAGACTATGCCGACCTAAGCAGAACTCTCACCGGACTTGACAACACTGATGCGAGAGGCATTGTCAGTACTTCTGACATGGCTTTCACTAAGCGTTGTCAATTGAAGGAAAAGGTTTCTGTACGCTATAAAGGCAAAGTTACAGCTCGAGTTGGTGCGACCCAGTGGGATAATTGGGCTCTATTTGGCTTTACGCCAACGGAGTTCATACCCACAGCCTGGGAGTTACTTCCCTGGTCGTTCCTTGTGGATTACTTCACCAATATTGGTGAAATCATCAGCAGTGCAGTTACGTCGACCGCAGACGTCAATTTCGTGAACAAGACTGTCCGTCAGGAGACCGAGTATTCTGGTCGTGCTGTGGAGAATCTTGCCGCGACTTTTGCCGGATGGGGTCCGCCGGACGTGGCATCGCTGAGTAATCCCCTTGATTTTAAGATAAAGCGTAGGGTCGTTAATCGGACTGCAAATTCGGGGATATCTCTCCCGACTTTTCAGTTGAGTGCCGACCTTGGGAGCGGTCAACTAATCAACATCGCCGCTCTCTTGGGAGGTGCACGAGCTCTACATCCTCAACAAGTTGGGAGAAAGCGTTGATAACGTTCTATCCCTTCTTATCCTGGAGTATATGCATGAGTTTTACGCTAACGAGCCCTATTACGGGCGCAGCGCAAACTGGTTTAACGTCTCCGACTTATACGCTGACTGCAGATATTGCCCCCGATAACAACGGGAAGCAAAATGCTGTGACGGCGTTGGGCGGGACGCAGACCGGCGTGACAAGTCACTCTGTTGCATCGCCTTTCACTTTGACCTTTGTTCGTCCTCGGGTATTCCGGAGTCTTGGAAAGCCGAATCCGACCACTGGTCTCGTGAAAGATGTTCCGCGTAATTCTTACAAGCTGATCACCCGCAAGGGTGTCCTTCCGTTGACGGGCCAACCGTATGCTAACCTTCAGATCACAACGATTATCGATGTGCCTGCTGGAAGCGATACTACGGACCCGGCCAACATCAGAGCAGCTCTGTCAGCGCACATCGGTGCTCTCTCTCAACGATCAGCTGGGACCGGAGACACTTGTGTCTCTGGCATCATCTGATCTTGATTTAGAGCTCAATGTGCTAACTGACAGTTCAGTTTCTGAATTGTAAGTTGCGTTACATCTGGAGATGCTATGCGTGATTACGCTGGTACTTTACCAGTTTTACTCGAAGCTGATCTGTTTAAGGCTGGGTGGAATGGGACGTTAAATCCCTACCCAGGGATGAACTCTAAGCAGTTTGCGATGCAGTCCCTGAGGAAGAGCCTTCTCAAGAAATTTTGCGAGAAGACCCTACCTTTAGCGGACTGTGCCGCACTGGAATTATTCTTAAAGATTAATTCCAGATGCAAGGAGTTCAAACTTGACACACACAGCCTTACCAATGTCGAAGCTATCGCAATCGGAGAAGCAAAGGATTTTATCCATCGCTTCTTTTATGCTAGAGGAG